ATCCACCTGAAGATGAAATACGACTCTCCTTACTACGAATGTTAGACATTGATAGTCCGATACCCGCAGCATCCGATGAGTAGGTTGAGATATCTCTCATAGTGTTTAACAAACCTTCTCTTGAATCCGAATCATTGTAATGAAGAACACAAGAAGCAAGTTGTGGTGTTTTAGTACCAGCGTTAATCATAATTGGTGTTGCCGGAGATATTCTTTGTGTTGATAACGCTTGGTAATACTCAACCGCTTCCTCAAATGTATTAGTTACCCAAAGAGCAACTCTCATATACATATGTTGTGGACGTTCAACTACTTTACCTTCTGACAATTTCAAAAGATACATCTCAGCAAGTGACCTCCAAGCAAAATAGTCGAAGTTATAATCATTATCGTGATTGATAACTTCATCAATCTTATCAGGTCCGTAAGACTCAATAATTTCCATTAATTTATCATTGATGATACCTTCACCATGTAACAAATTCATTGTGTTTGAAAAACTTGGGTCAGTTTCTTTATGATAAGATGAAATAGCAACTGAAGAAGCCAATCTTGAGTAATCATGATGACTGCCTGTAAATGCTGCAGCAATTTCATAGATTAATTTATCTAATTCTTTTGTTGTAATAATACCTTCAGTTGGTACTGAAGTGATAACCTTAATAAAGATTTCATCGGAGTTGACACTCAACCCCTTTGAAGCTCTTTTAATGCGGTTATAAATTTTCTGTGGGTTAAATGACGCATCATCTCCACCTCTCTTTTTAATTTTAAGTGACATCATAGTTCTATAAAAATAATAAATTAGAAATCGTCAGTAAAGGACAATGTTTCATTCAATTTAGCTTTTTGGTATTCAACGGTTCTTGACTCGAAGAAATTACCTTTTGTTTCAACCGCAATTTGTTCCATGAACTTAAATGGTTGTTCAACATTAAATTGTTTTTTACATCCAAACTTTACCAATAAACCATCAACAACAAACTCAAGATATTGTTTCATTAAGTTTTGGTTCATACCAATTAAAGAAACAGGTAATGATTCAGTGATGAATTCTTTTTCAATTTCAAGAGCTGAAAGTAGAATTTCTTTAATTCTCTTTTCACTTGGTTTGTTTTCAATATGATTGTTTAACAAATGAATCGCAAAATCACAATGTAAATTCTCATCTTTAAAGATTAATGAATTAGCATTACACAAACCTTGCATAATACCACGAGATTTTAACCAAAATATTGAACAGAATGAACCTGAGAAGAAGATACCTTCAACAGCTGCGAAAGCGACTAATCTCTCTTCAAAAGATGCGTTTTCAATCCAATCCAAAGCCCATTTAGCCTTCTTTTGAACTGCAGGAAGATTATCTAACGCAGTAAAACACTTTTGTTTTTCTTCTTCATTTGATACGTATGTATCAATAAGAAGTGAATACATTAATGAATGAATGTTTTCCATAGCAAGTTGGATTCCATAAAAGAATTTTGCTTCAGGATATTGTACTTCACGGTAGAAATTCTCCGCTAAATTTTCATTCACAATACCGTCAGATGCTGCAAAAAATGATAAAATATTCTTAATGAAATATTGTTCATTTTCTGATAGGTTTTCCCAATCTCTAATATCACCTGATAAATCAACCTCTTCAGCTGTCCAAAACGCAGCTTGATGCATTTTATAAAATTCCCAAATATCATTGTGTTCGATTGGGAATATAACAAATCTGTTAGGATTTTCTACTAATATTTTCTCCATATTATTTAATTATTTTGTTGTTCTCTTTGTTTTCTTTTTTCTAATAATTCTTGAATTCTTTGTCGTTTTTTCTCCTCATTTTGTTCCTCAAGTCCTAAAAACGTAACTGAACTATCCGTATCTATATCTAAATATCCATTATCAAATTTACAATTTTCAAATACCACTCCATCATCACCAATTCTTGATTTAGTAATCGCAATTGTTGCTAATTTCATTTCTTTTTGTTGTAATGATTTCGCCACTGATATAATCACGTGACCAACTTGAGCCTTTTTAATTGACCCACCCATTTGGTCAGTTGTAACCACTTCTGATGAAATTGAACTTCTATTACCTTGAGTTGCAGTCCACCCAACTAAATCTAATTCGTGACACATGGCTTCAAATCCTCTCATAACAGAACCTTCTGATTTCCATTCATCACCTAAATTTTTATCAGGTACAACACAATCAATATAATCTAAAACAACCATATCAAGTTTAACACCGTCAGCAATCATTTTTCTAATCATATTTTTGATTTGAAGCATTGTTAAAGTATCCGATGGTAATTTTTGGAGAAGTAATTTATTCTCCATTTTATTTTCAATCTCTTTAACTTTACTCATCACCTCATCTTTCTTAATTGATAACTCATCAGGATGAACTTTAGTCCATAAAGTGAAGTGTTTCCTTTGGATAATCTTTGGGTTGTCTTCAAAAAAGATTTGAAGAACACTATATCCCAAGTTATATGCGTGATTTGAAATTTTTGTTAAAAATGTAGATTTACCAACACCTGTAGGTGCTAAGATAACACCAATTTCACCTTTAGCCAAACCACCCTTAAGTAATCTGTCAATACCCGGTATTCCCATAGGTATTGGATGTCTGTAATCTTCATTTAAGACCTCATCCAAGTTGGTGAAAACATCTGACATACCGTCTTCTCTTTCACCTACTTGTAATGCGTCTTTGATTAATTGTTCTAATGTATCATAATTTTCAAACTCTCCACCATCAATAACTTTTTGTGCTTTAGTAATCGCCTTTTGTAACTCTTGTTGTTTACAAAATTTAAGTGCTTTTTCTTGAACAAACTGACCACCTTCAATCGTTGATTCTTTGATTTTGGTGATAGTGTCAAGAACAATTTTGGAAGCCAACTCTTGCTGTAATTCAGACTTTGTTATCTGTTCCAAAGTATCAAAAGTAGGTGTGTGTTCGTACTTTGAATAATACTCCTTAATCATTTGCATGATGATTTTGAAGTACTTATTTTCGAAATAGTTTGTTTCAATTACATCAATTATGGACCTTCCGAACTCTTTGTCTACAATAATTTGATTAACCAATTGAATTTGGAATGTAGAACCTAGATAGTCAAAATTTTTAATTGTCGCCATAATTTTTTTATTCTTGTAATTGATAAATATTACCCCTCTACAGGAATTTCGTAGTTACTAAATGTTAAATTTTCTGATGAAAAAATATCTGTCAAGTCTGACAACAAACTTTTTATTTGCGGACGGATGTCTACGGTGTATCTTATTTTAGGTGGGTAGATTTTTGCGTCAAACAATCTATGACAAATTGTCATGTCATTATTTTTAATAATCAGTGAAAAATATTCTGGACCATCAGTAAAAGAGGTCTCAAGAATCTCCGGATTCTCCATAATCTCATATGAATTCTGTAACATATAGTCAACAGTTTTCATCTTCAAAATATGGGACATCTCATCTTTGAAATCCTTCATATACTCATAAAGGTCATCAGAGTTTTTTGCTTTAGGATTGTAATTCCTAACGTTGAAAAATCTTTGGACGATGATGTTGTCGTTAACTTTCATCAAAAATTCCAATTTAGTTACATCTTGTTCTTTCATAATTTATTTTTTGTTTAATTGATATTTTTTCTTTTCTTTTCTTGTTAGTTTTAAAAAGGGTTTAACAAAATTAACCCATGTATTGTCACCTTTAGGTAAAAACTTAAAAAATCCATCTTCCATCATCATGCGTATAAGATTCCTATACCCCCTTCCTTCAGGGTCCAATGTTTCACGATAATAAAGTTCAACGATTTCTTTTCCTTCTTCTGTGATTAACGGATTAGACAAATCCACGATTTTGTTGTTAATCTCAAAAAATTCATTTCCATATACTCCTGTCTTAGTTCTACCCGAAAGTAAATTTTGTAATACTTTGTTTTCTTTGTCTTCAGCTAATAATATTTCAGCTCTTTGTAAAACATCGGTAAAAGTTACTTCTTGGTCAAGTATTTCAGGAAATAATTTAACTAAAGTTTTTTCACCCAAATAGTATATACCATCAATATTATCTGATTTATCACCAGATAGGATTTTGTAAGTCTTCACATTATAATGTGGAATTTCAGCCTCAAATAATCTAATAAAATCCCCCTTCTTATAGGTTAATTTAGTCTTTGGAGAGTATATAGACACGTTATCAGATATAAGTTGGGTCAAGTCCCTATCTGATGAAAATATTGTCACCATTTCATCATTAGATATTTGACAATAATAAGCAATTAAATCATCTGCCTCGTTATTATCTATATCAACTTGACGGACAAACATTTCTTCAAGGTATTGTTTAACTCTATGTTTTTGTTGTGAAAATGATTCCTCTTTGAAATCAATTTTTGTAAAGGTACGATTTTCTTTGTATTGTGGGTAAATTATTTTACGTGCTGACGAACTATTTTCACCATCCCAAAATACAACAACTTTATCAAAGTTTTCTTCTTCAATAAAACGTCGGGTGGTATTTAGAAAATGCCAAATACCCCCAACGTGTTTACCTTCGTGAAAGAAATCCTTAACTCCGTGAAAACCAATTTTTAATAAATTGTTACCGTCAATTAATAGTGTTTTAATCACTTAATTTAATTTTAGATGTCAGACTCATCAACAACTTCTTCGTCAAGAAGAATTTCACCAGTACCTGTTAAAACAGCGTTCCAATATTGTGAATATTCTTTCTTGTATTTTTCCAATGCCTCTTTTGTGTCAGAAATATAACCTTGAGGTACTGCGATAATTTTACCATCACTATAACCTAAACCATTTACGTGGTTTTTCAAAATAGAGATTTTGGTTCTAATTGCGTAACGAACAGTTCTACCATTTTTTGTTGCGGTAATATGATTAATACCCGCCTTCTTTTGATTTCCAAATAAGAATACTAAAGCAGATGCTAACCAAAGAGCCTCACCACCTTTAGCTTTAATTTCAGGTTGTCCAAATGGATTATCAGGTAAATCAACCCAAGGCTGATTTACAACAACCATTGTGTTATAATATGGGTATTCTTCTTTTTTAGATTTACTAATTCTTGAGTGAATTCCCATTCCAATCTTATCAGCAAGTGTGGAAGCATTGTGCATTTTACCGCCTTTACCTTCAAATGTCATTTTACAAGGAATACTACCAACTGAATCCCATAAGAACAATAAGTTATATGGTAAATCACCTTTTTCTTGAGAATCTAATACTTCATTAATAAAATCGGTAGCTTGTTCAATATAATCAAAACTATCGTTAAAGATAAAGTCACCATCCCATTCCCCTTCAGAGTTTTGAGAAGCAGATAGTCCTAATTCAACAGCATGAGTCCAAGACCATTTTTTCTCTGTAATAATAAAAACAGGTAAATGTCCTTTCTTTTGAGCATCAACTGCCGCCAAAATCATTGCGGTAGTTTTTGATGAGTTTGAGTGACCTAAAAACATATTAATACCACCCATAACAGGTCCTGGTAATCCACATGCTTCTAAAAAAGCATCACCACAGTTATAATAGTTTTCAGGTTTATATTTTGTTTTTGATGAAAATTTGGATTTAATTGAATCTAATCCAATTTCTTTTTTCTTAATCGCCATAAATGTCTATGTGTTAGTTAAAAATTTGTTAAAAAATAAGAACTTGGACACCTTATCAAATCGATGTCCAAGTTCAATTAATTAGAACGGTAAGTCACCATCAGGTTCCGCATCTACTTGTGGGTCTTTATA